CCCGCACTTTTTGCATTTGATATCCATTCAGGCCACCTCGTATGTCTGCGTGCAACGACAGCGCGGGTGAGCAGCAGCCGTTACCATCGACGCATAGTCGTTCGTGTATGTCTCGCCGTCGATGTCGATGGAGTCGCCTTCAGCGAGGAACGTTTCACTCAACCCGACCACTTTGCCGTTCATGTGCTCGCAGAAGGGGCAGGGCTTGTGTTCGCTGCTGGAATCGAGTCCGCTGGTATGCCACACCTTTTTGAGTGTGACACCGGTTTTCTTGCTGAGGTTCTTGGCGCTGTACAGGTTGCCAAGTCTTTCCGCGTTGCGCAGCTCGTTGGCGGCAAGCAGCTCGGCGCGGTCATTGTCCAGCAGGCCATACAATTGTTTAACAAGCTCACTGTAGTCTAGCTTGTCTTTGATGCCTTGCGCGATGATTCCCGTAATACTCTTGTTTGCGGTATCGGTCACGGCTGCGACTGTCTTCGTGAGCTGCTTGCGGTAGGCTCCCTCGAACGTCGCCGGGAGTGTACCCCATTCGACCAGCTCGGCTAGCTGCGCGGGGGTATAAGCGTCCAGTATCTCCGCAATTGCCGGGTTGGTGGCGGCAAGCTCCTGCATTGCCTGAATAATCGTCTTGCCCGTTGCGTTGGCGTAGGCGATTATTTCAGGCTCGTACACCTCAAACAGGCCGTCGACCAGCTCGGCCTGAATCTCGCCACTGTCCACGGTGTTCTTCGCGAAATCGTGCGCGGCCAGATTAAGGTCAATCAGGTTACGGTAGTATTCGCGTACCAGCTTTGCGGCCTTGCTCACTGTTGACTCCTCAGCCTCGGGCATCACAGGCTTCGTATCCGGCTCAGCTTTCGCGGCCTGCAATCGGGGGACAGTTGGACGTGCGAAAAGCGATGGGGCGGCGGGCTCAAGCTGCAACGCCCTGAATTCGTCCGGCAGGTGCAGGGCCTCGACGGCTGACTCGACGGCGGCACCCGCGTTAATGAGCTTGATAAGCGTGTCGACTTGCACGGCCTGCGTGTCGGCCTGTACCTTGCGCACATCCGTCTGCGCCGGGAGGTCAAGGGTGAAATTGATACCGTACCCGAGGCCGCCGGTGATGCGGTCAAGCTCAAACTGCCATTTATCCCAAACAGTCATGCACAGCGGCTTCAGCGTGTTTTCGACGAATGAGCGTTCGGCCTGTTCCGCGTTGGCGTAGGTCTGCCCGTTGTCGATACCGCGCACAATATCCGGTACGGCCAGAGCGGATGCGAGACGGTTGTTGACCACATCGTTCAGACTCGCCAAGTCAAGGCTGTTATTGGCCTGTTGGAACGGAACCCACACCAGCTTACCCGTATCGGCCGGCTTGGCCGTAATCGGGTCGACGGGAATCATGTTATAGACAACACCATTGTTACGCCCGGCACCTTGGAAGGCGTTTTCGAGCTGCGCTTTAGTGCGCTGGAAGTCCGTAGCGTCGGCGGAGACAATGCCCATCATGCCGGCCGGCACCGCGCCGTTGGCGAAAAACCCGCGCTCGTAATCCGCTATCATGTCATCGACGTTCGCCCACTTGCGGATGGTTTGCGCGGGACTGATGCCACGTGACGGGTCAAGCGGGTGAGTGGAATAGCTGAGCGCGATTGTCTCATCACGGGTGAAGGTGCGCGTCTCCAGCCTGCCGCCGATATTCATGGTCACGCGGTGCGTCCATGTCGTGTGGGAACTGTCCCACTGCCTGCTGTCCTGCGGGAGGAAAGTGTAGCCGGCGATATTGTCGGGGGTTACTTCGCCGCCCGGCTGGATACGTCCGCCTTGATTAGTCCAGATGAGGATATCAAGATGCGACTGGGTAAGGATACTGTTGGCGATGAATTTAAGGAATTCCAAGCAGGAGAACTGGTCATTTGGTGCGTAGAGTGCGCGGAGCGCCTGTGGTGCCGGGTTGATACGCTTGCCCTCATTGTCTACGGCGTATGGGATAATCGTAGCGAACCGCGATGCGATAACGTTCGAGTAGGGGAAAATCTGCGCGTATGCGTCATATGGCGGAATCACCTGCGCCCCGCTGCCGCTTATCCGCGTCCAATCCCCGGCAAAAGTCTGCGGGTCGGGGCGGGTGAAGAAGCTCCGCAGCTTGTACATGAGTTTGCCCATTATCTGTCTTTCACTAGGCTTATTGATAATCATTATTAATTATATGGCTGATATACAGTCACACGACATCGACAACCCAACTCGTATACTTCGCAGGCTCATACGCAGACAAAAGCACCGAGTCAGCCAAATCAGGCGAACCAACATTATTCGACTGCTTATACTCCGCCTTCGGCTGCACCTGCCGCTGATTCTTGGCGTTGAGTTTCCAGCTTCGCGTGCTCAGCTCGTCATATAGGGCGTTTTTGTCCGGCAGGTCGGCGTTGATACGGATTGCACCCGATTGCAATTTCTCGGAAAAATCAAACCACAGCTCACTATTGATGTTCGGGTATCGCACGCTATCCTTTGCGCGTGCAGCGCTGTTGATTGGCTGCACAGGCAGACCGGCCTGCAAAAGCATATCAGTCAACCCGCCGCCAACGCCGCAATCATCCACGTTAATCGCGGCCGGCTTCCAACGGTCTGCAAGCTGCCGTATAGTCTCCGCCGATTCGGTCAGCCGCGTATGATGCCAGCTCACCAAATCTACAATCGTGCCGCCCTGATTAATCGCAACGGCTGTTCTGTCGGCACCGAGTCGCGCGACATCGACACCGAACACAACGCCGCCATCGGCGGGGTCGACGGTTTCGGCTCCTACAAGCTGCTGCCACGATATGATACGATTCGCCACGTCCTCAATCGGAGCACCCTCCCAGATGTGTGCGAAGTCGGGAGAGTCCTTCGCTTCCCTGACCTGCTCCAATACCTCGTTAGGCAGCAGCCCGGCGCGGAGCAGCACCCGGTAGGTCACATGCCTATGCACGGTACGCGACGCTACTTCGCGGTTTGGTTTGGTCACGAAACGGGTCATAACCTCATCCGCGGGGGTCAGCGGGTTAAGCGCGAAGATAATCGTACTGCCATCCTTGCGGATGGTCGGCAGCAGGATATCAAGCGAATGCTTGCTGATAAACTGTGCCTCATCGATGAAGCACACATCGATACCCTCCAAGCCCTTTACTGTGGTTTCCGCATCGACATGCAGGCCCTTGAAAATAAACGATGAACCATTAACATGCGTGATGCTGTCGTTGGTGATGGTGTAGCCGCCTAGGCCAAGCGTCTTTATAGCTGCTTCAAGGCTCTTTTTAACGCTCTCGCTGATGGAGTTCTGAAACTCGCGGGCGCACAGTACACGGATAGACGTTACAGCACCACGCAACACGAGCGACTGGCATATGGTGGTGGTCTTGCCTGAGCTTCGGCCACCCTCATACACATAATAACGATAGGGCGGGACACTTGAGCGAGTCCACCATAATAGCGGCTCATACGCCGCCGGGATGCTTAAATCAACCATAATACAAGGATAGCCCCCAGCCAGAAGGCTAGGGGCTACCAGCCGCGAAGGCTTTATCACCACACCGACCACCTGCGTGGAAAGGAGCCGAAACGCGCAGGCAGCCGATACCCGCCAGCCTTCAGAACCGTCGGGTATCGCGGAACGTAGGGGATTCGAACCCCTGAACCGTTGCCAGTTAGCACCTTAGCAGGGTGCCCGCTTAAACCACTCGCGCAACGTTCCAGCCCCGTCTAGAACGGAACGAAAGAAAACCTAGACGGGAATTAAATTATATATATGATAAATGGTTCAATTTCTTTTCTTGCCAAGAAATAATATACCACATCAACAGACGCGACACGCCAACTATGCAGAAATCTTCTTAGCCCACGAAATCACATGACGTGTAACCAACGGGTAAAGAATGGTCTCATAGACGATAGCCAAAATAGTACTAGTCAGGATATTGCCAAGGATAGCGGACGTAGGCAAAACGAAAGCGAATGCCACGAACATGTAAATAGACTTGTCACAGATTTCGCCAAACACGGTGCTAACCCAGCAACGCAGGAACACGAACCGTTCACCATGCACATTATGCATTACCTGCATGATGCCAGCGTTAACAGCTGTGGCGACAATAAAGCTAATACCGCTCGCTACCAGAAAACGTGGAGCACTGCCAAGAATCAATGCGTACGCGTCTTGATTGTGATAGAACGCTGTATGCGGCAGGATGATAGCCAAGGAAAAGACTGCCACGGAAAAAAGATTAGTGGCATATGAAATTAACGCCGCCAGCATACCTTTTTTAAATCCGAACACTTCTACCATGCAGTCGTTGACCACATAGACGATAGGGATAATGATGATGCCAGCGGCGGCAATAAGTCCGAAAGGTAATTGCAGTTGCTTACTGCTGATGATATTACTAACATTGAGTGTGGTAATATTGATGATGGTCAATGCCATAAACAAGATATTTTTCTTGCTCATAAACACCACTCCTTCACTTGATATAGTTTGTTGGATACCTCTTGTTAATATACTCCGTATATGCATTCCATGCGACAAAATTTTGGTTGCGTACTTGTGTTGCGCTGGTGATGTGTTTGCCCTTTGGTTTGACATTCTTGATTAGTCTACCATTTTTAAACGTGTAAATAGTGCCGATTATCTGGCCAAACACCCATGACGTGCTATCGACGCTATCCCATCGATACACGTTAGCATCAAGCTCCGGGACTACAGTATATCCTAGCCCGTGTATTGCACTGCCATGCTCGTGAGCAGTATCTATAAGCCATGGGAAAAGTGGCTTCAGTACCTTACGTCCTTTCCCACGGCCATTTGCAAGGCCACCGACAGCCACGTAATCATGGTCAAGGTCACGAAGGAAACCTTCTTTGCGTCGGTTAATATGCCACACCGGGATGCTTTGTCTACCGGCTCTTGCCTCCAGCCTATCGCGGAGTTTTAATGCTCCCTTTTCACCTATGAGTGCGTCCAAGTCGAGTTCCAAATAGTGTTGTATGTTGTGTGTCTTGATAAAATCGGCATACTTGTCGCAATAGTTTTTGAAAAACTTGTCGTTTACTTCGACTTTTTTGGCACCATAGACAAGACTGAATATGCCACTATCCAGAAGGAAATGCGCGCATTTTGAATGATTCTTAGCGAAATAATTATTATCAGTCATGTAATAAAAACTTTGCAGGACAAACGCCCTTTTAAGCTCCTTTTCGATGTTGATGTCCGGTGTGTGTCGCAAATATGATACGTCAACCCCAGCCAAGTGAATCATGGTCATAATTCAATGACTTCCCCACAGTTCGGACATGTCACGGTTTTCTCTTGTTTCTTATCCTTATCCCAATTATCATCTTCTGGGGCGTCCTTGAAAAATGAGTCCACGTCGAAATCAGCTGAAGATGGCAAGTCGAAACCAAAATTATCGAGTTGAATATCATTGGAAATATTTTCTAATTCTGTTTCCAATTTATCCGCGTCCCAACCTGAGTTAAGCGTCAGCTGGTTATGAACAAGAGTGTAGGCGCGGCGTTGAGTGTCAGATAAATCATCCAGACAAATAACTGGACACGTCTCACGCTTGAGTTTCTGCAAGGCCAATACTCGGCCATGCCCTTCCACGATGATGGGCACACCGTCCGCGTCATGCCATACCGCCACGGGGTCATTCATGCCGAACTCTTCGATACTGGCCGCTATCTGCGCCACCTGCTCGGCTGGGTGTTGTTTGGCATTCATCGCATAGGGTACGAGGTCAGCAACCTTCATTTCGATGATTTCAAGACTCATTTTCTGTTCTCCTTATCCCGCCAAATCATGTATAGACGGAGTATATACGCTTTCTGCGCTCTCGGGTATGCTTTCATCAATCCAGACCGGACACCGTTGATATTGCGTCTCATCATACTGACAGTCTTAGCCCCGCGCGTAAGCCGCCAATTATTCCACAGGAACCGTCCGAAACGCACTGTGGCATAGCTCATGTCTTCCGCTGGATGGTGGACGAATTCAAGCCATTCTCGCACAGTCCAAAAATCATTCTTCATCTTCATCACCCTTGACAAACTCGATATTGATAGTGGGAGGCACGTATCCGTTAACCGTCTGTTCGACCGGTTGCAAAGCCTTGCCGTCAACCCTATCAACGGTGTCCACTAGCTTCTTCCATCCTTCCTTTTTCTGCATGTCCAGCACTGTCTGTAAGGCGGCGCGTTGGAATTGCGTAAGTTCCCCGCCCTTAGCCTGCAATATGACCTCTTGCAGTTCAATGTCGGTCATGCGGCCATACTTATTGACGTTGTAGGTGTATGAGTCTTCTTTCCTCCACCTGCCGTGCGCCGCATTCTCCGGGTGGTCTCCGAACCCGCCTTTGCCGGTCGGGTTACGCACAACGCCCTTTTTTGCCATTCTTCCCTCCAATCGATGTTATAACGCTTATTGCCTTATGTTTTCGATTTTACCGGGAGCCACAGACAACATGACGCCCCCAGCAAAAAGGCTAGGGGGTCGAATCACGGTCAGTCGAAAAGCTCCATAGGGCTCCACGCATCCGCATACCTGTCGGACGCGTCGCGCAGCTCTGGCGGCTGCGACCACTTATGTTGCAAAGGCCGCTCCCACTTCGCTTTTGGTCGGCGGAACTCCTGCACCATCCTGTGTATTTCAGGGTTATGCAAATCGACAATAACGTGCGGTTTTGACATGAGCTCAATCTGCGTAAGCATGGCCTGCACGCTGGGGTCGCGTCCCCTGCCTCTCATGCAATCACCATCCACAGGACTTTAGCTAAAGCCACGACAGCCAGCACAAGCAGCAGCGACGCAGCGCACAGCGCAATCCACGCGCACACAGCCCCGAGGACCCTTGGCAAAGCATTAAACAATTTTTTCATTTTCAAACTCACTTCCACTCTTCGGTCTCCACTACGCCGCCCTCGCAATGGTAGACGTTAATTGCTGCACCCTCTTCTTCGGCGGTAGGCACGTAGCACTTGGAGCAATGCAGCTCGCACACCTGTGAATCATCACACCACACTCCAGCATCTGTCAGCGCGTCCAGTACGCAACGAGCAAGCTTGTCGATGTCGGGCGGGTTGATAGGAGCAGCGCAAGGGTGTACGGTTCCTGCACGCTCGATAAGACGCTTCGGCGCTTTGATGCGGAAGGCGATGCATACACAGACGAAGTCGGGTTTTTCGACGTGGCACCAGTTCTTGCCAATCATTGCGGCCTTGGCCGCAGTCTTGACCTTCGTTCGCCACGGCTTCTCACGCTTGCTCATGGGGATAGCATGGCCGCGAACGAAGCGGTATGACCCTTTAGGCGCGGGTCGCATGCCAGTTGCTTCGATTCTCAGTTCCTGTTCCATGGCTCAGAACTCCGTGCTCCACGGGTCATTATTGGCCGCAGCCTGTGGTGCTGTGGGAGCCTGATAAGCTTGCTGCGGCGGCTGCTGCTTGGACTTGGCAGGCAGCACGGAGATTTCAGGGAATCGAGCGTCGAAGTACACGTGAGGTTCGCCGTTGCGGTCTGCACGCACCTGATAGTCGAAGGCGGTATCGAGACGCACCAGAGTCCCCTTGTGCAGCATCTGCTGCATGCTGGGGAACAATGCGGTGTCCCAGATGGTGCAGCGAACGAAAATCTGGCAATCGTCCACGTATTCGCCGGTGGTCTTGTCCTTATGTGACCCGTTCCCGGCGACGGTGAACGACATGAGTGTTTTGCCTGTCTTGGTCTGCTTGATTTCGGGTTCGCCGGTGAGCCGGCCTTTTTCGATGATGATTCGCGGGTCGTTCATGGTGGGTTCCTTTCGGTTGTTTTTT